CCTCCTTGGGCTATTCGCCCACCAGCGGCTTTTTTAACTCAAAAGCCGCAAACCTACGGACGGATATTTCTATCCGAGAAGTGGTATCCACTTGTGTGCGTAGCCAGCAACCTCATCACGAGGTTGTAGGCAGCTCCGATAGCCTCCTAAAGCTGATGCCAATTGCACTTCACCTTTATAACGGGATCTTCGTACGAAGACCGGTATGGGTGATAGCACTTTGATTGACAGCTGATATCCCACCGACCTAGTTATCCATGACTCGTTAGAGCCGTGTAAAACCAAGTCGCCAAGATGTGGAGGGCCATATAGCCTATCGCTCTTTGGTAACATGTTAGTAATCGCACGCAAAGCCCGTATAGGGCCGATGCGATCTAACACGCCATTATGTATCGAGATCCAATCAGAAGGAGTCTTCGGGGCTTTCTTCCAGAAGTATGGACGTACGTCTATACCTAGGAAGAAGTCACCACCGCAACTCTCTCTAAACGGACCAGATACAAAGGTTTTTTCCTGATTTAAGGAAAAACCGGCGATTTGTAAAGTTGCTATGACTTTACTAGCTATCCCCGTAGGGACAATTATGTCATCACCGTAAACAAAGGAGTCTTCACCTAAACGACCGCCGCAAGCGGCGACCAGACAGGCAAAAACTAGTGTTTCAAGTTCAAACGTATAACCGTTCCCCATACTACTGAATTTTTGGTTATGAAGCCACATATCGTCGACAAGAGTCATAGGACTCCGCCAGTACGATAAAGCTTCATACCATTCTTTCGGTAGCAACATCCTCACGAGTTCTCGTGAGACGGTGTCAGAGGCGGACGACAAGTCTATCGTTGCATAGGTCCCGCTGCGGGATCCTATTTTGGCCAGACGACGATGAACAACTTGGTTGTCATCTAAATCTAAACCAAATAACGATAGGCGATTACGTAAGGCCTTTCCCAAGGCCTTTTGGCAGAACAGGTTAAGACCTGGTTCTACACATATAGGGCGATCGGTTTTGGCTGTCTTTGGGACAGTACCAAACCTATTACCTCTATATAAACGCGAATCATTGTCGACATGGGCCTTCTTGGCAATGTGGAAATATGGAGTGTTCGTTAAGAAACACTCAGTCATATCTCCCCACGGCCGCGTCGAGCCCCATCCGTAAGCGATTTTGTCGTATGCTGTGATAGCATGATCTATATTAAACGGAGGCCTAGTACTTAAAACAGTTTCCTTTACAGGTCCCTTGTTTTTTTTCTTAGGTTTTTTAGTGAGACTTGTTAAACAAATCTCATTCCGTCTATAAATCAAGAGCTCGCGACACTCTTTTATTGTCTTTGACTCAAAAGAAGTACCAGGCCCGAAGTCTCCAACCGGATAATTCGGTAACCTACCTAAAATGCGGCGCGCAAATTTCTTTGCGACGCCGAACGTGTTAATAAACTCTATTAGGTCATCAGGGCTAGCTAGCCCTTCATAACCCCATATAGCGTTTGCTTCCAAGTTCTTTAGGTTACAATTCGTTACAAAGCACTCAGCCTCACACCGAAGAAACGTTCGTATACAGGCAGATCGAGGGTCTACCCCGTCTATCTGTATAGATTCGTTTTTCTTTAGTAAGGCAAATGCTTGGTAGTCAGCTTTATACTGACGGGCTCCCTCGGGATCCCACGGGTACTCGTCTGGACGACAATCTTTATTGATTAGTTGTCCTAACTCGTTGTGTTTCAACAGCATATATGCTGCCAATGCACGCGGAGTATTGAGGCTCTCAAAGATTTGAAGAGCGATAGCGCGAACGTCATTGTCGATGCTACTCATGATTTTTTTCCTATCAGATGGGCGTTTGCCCGGTAGTCAGAGAGTCGGTTACTTGACTGTTTTTCAACAAGTTAGTAAACAACGCTACTGCCTTTTCGATTTCATCTTCCGCAATGCGAGATGGCACAATGCCACTCACAGTGAAGATGAGCGTATCGCGGACTACAAATGTGTTATCTGGCTGCGGAAGCAGCTGTGGAACACGGTAGTCGATAGATACCCGACGTGCTGAACCAGGTCCATTGGACTTAGTTGAAAGCTTAAAAGTCGGTCGAAAGATAGGGATTTCTTGCGTAGTATCAGACCATACAGCGAAGGAGCCGTCGCCGGCTGCTCGCTGTAAAGCGACGTACGTGACATCTTGATTTGCGATATCTTTCACAGTTATATTTGACATTGTCGTCATGATTTTTCCTTAAAGGTTAAGTTAAAGCAGCCAGTTTTTGCGTTAGAAGTGATACGAGGGTTGCCCCTCGCGTCCATGACAACGCATTTGGAAGTTGTAAGTGAAACTCAGGGTAGTTAATCCCGAGCTTTCTTTCCATCCAAAAGCCTGACTGTTTCGCAAAGTAACGTGAGGTAAGGCCAGGCCTGTTCACGATCCCGATGCTTGATGCTTCAATTTTCTCATAGTATGTAACGTATGGGTTTTTCAGATTTAATCCAGCGAATGCCGTCCAGGACGACATTACTTGCTGAACATTTCCGAACCAACCCAACAACCAACTGAAAGGAATTAAATCCCAAGCAATTGAGTAGACGTTTAACAAACCTAGCTTAGAAGTCAAAGCTAGATTGGGGTTAAAGACGTTCGTTATACAACCGATCTTACAATGTCCCTGTACTTCTACAGTACGTTGGAAATAATCATTGGGATCGGTTATTGGATCTTTTTTTGTGTAATTGTATCGTGATGATACGTTTACCCATTGATCCATTATTGGAGAGCACATGATATCAAGGCAAGCCTGAATATCAGCTAAGGTCGGTAACCAACCGAACCAACACTCCAACCATACCGAGCCGAGATCACCGGCAAGTTCACGTTTCCACCTTCTTTTCGCACCAGGTTTTGGTTTGAAATTAGGGTTTATCGTGAGCAGCGTTTTCAGGAATTTTGTGTAATTCCGTTTACTAAGGTGATCGACCGCCGTTGTCAATTGCTTGACACGGGCAGTCATCATAGTGGCTGCTTCGGAATATTGCGCTAAAGAAACTCCTGCCGAACCTTGAACTTCGTGCACTTTTTCAGTGACCTTAGAGAAGGCTCGGTTGTATGCTCGCGAACGGATAATACTTAATTCCGAATCGTGAGCAAAATACAGGATATCGCCCCAGGGGGACGGCGCATTGGGGGATCCACTCTCGGAATACCAATCGAACTCTTTTACACGACCTGCGAAGGCAGTGTATGGTAAAGGTTTCGATCGGTCAATTGGCTTGAGTTGTTTCCAACCCGCACTCTGAAAGATGGCGGCCTCGGTTTTTATACCGCTGCCGTAATCAACGAGTACAACCTCTTGGCGATTGTAAGGGATCATATATTCCTATCAATTAAGCTTTGAGAAAAAGCTACTAGAAAACCCCATAAGACCATTCTTATGGGCTAGCTTAAGGATGATTAATCCTAGTATGGAACCGTACG